TTAACCAATAGTGACATCATCTTCAACATAAAGCTGAACGGTTGACCCATCGTTGGTGGTACTGGTGTAATGGTTATACGTCACACCATTAACCAGCGTTTCGCCCGTTGCTTCCCAGCTGCCATTGAGCGTAACAGTATCGCCGTCGCCACCCCGAACATATAAAGTATTATGTTCATCGGTCACTTTCAGCAGACTTTCCGCACTGACGACCAGATTTTCACTGACATTGTCATTGAGCAGATCGACAGTCTCAATATTGCTGACTTTCGAAGAGATATTGCTCAGGTTCAATGAACCACCACCGTGCCAGGCGAGGGAATCCCCACCGTCAGCGCCATTGATAGAGATGAAGTCTGTATCATAGACCGCAAACACATCATTGCCGCTGGTGCCGGTAAAGGTCAGATCTCCGCCTTTACTGCCATCGACTTCCACACCCAGGTTGAAAGTGAGTGAAGCGCTACTGCCGTCTGACAGGGTGTAGGTGAAGCTGTCGGTATTACCACTGTGAGCAGCAGAGTCATCCGCCACGTAGTTGTAATGCCCTTCGCCATCAATAACCAGCGTGCCGTAAGCCCCCTTGAAGCTGGTGCTGCCGTCAGTAACTTCAACGGTTTCGCCATTCTGGCTGACCGAGACCACAGTCAGGTCATGCAGCTCGTCGGATGACAATTCACCGGTGGTTTGCTCTGATGTTTCCTGGAAGGTTAATCCTTCCTGAACGTAGAGCTTGATCACCGTGCCGTCCAGAGTTGAGCCGGTATAGAGCTTGTAGGTGATGTTGTTGAGTGTTGTCACTCCACTCATCTCCCAGGTGCCCTGCAGTAAAAGTGAATCCTCACTGCCGCCGCGAACATACAGCGCATTATCTGCATCGGTGACTTTCTCAATATCGTTCGCCGTCAGCGTCAGCACAGCGGCAACGCCGTTGGCCTGCAGGTCGATGAATTCGATATTGTGAACCTTGTCAGCAATGTCGCTGAGCGTCAGATCGCCCTGGCCTTTCCATACAAGCGTGTCGCTGCCAGATTTGCCGTCCACCGTGGTGAAATTGGTGTCGTAAACCGCGAAACTGTCGTCACCAATCGTTCCTGCCAGGATCAGTGCGCCGCCTTGAGAGCCATCAACGTCTACACCCACTTTCATGATCAGGTTTTTGGTGGTGCTATCCGCCAGAACATAGGTAAACGAATCTTCGCTACCTGAAAGCTTGATCACCGACTCGCTGTTCAGCGTGTAGGTATAGCTCCCGTCCTTATAAATGGTCAGCGTACCGTAAGTCCCGGCAATGGTTGTACCCGCCGCCGCAATCACCGTGAAGTTTGCCGCACCGGCAACAATACCTGCTGCAATCGATTTCACCAGAATACTGCCATCGCTGGTGTTATCGGTGGTGAAAACAGATCCCGTGATACTTGAGCTTGAGGTCACCACGTAGTCGGTAGTGCTGACAATGCTGACATCCACTTTGATCGTGAACGTATCGTATTTCCACTGCCACCAGCCGGCATCGAACCCAACCTGAGTCGTATCGACCACCACTCGATAGAGACCACTGTTCTGCCCGGACAGATCCACATTCAGCGTACTGCTGCTGGAAATGGCTTGTGTACCACTGGTAACCGTATCCCAGCTAAAGGTCTGCTCATTATAAACTTGCAGCGTCCATGTAGCCGAAGCGGTATTAGCAGAGTTCATTCCCGTACTGGAAACGGTGAGATGAATCTCCTGCAGATCGCTGCTGCTGTTTATAGTGAAGCTGTCACTGGTGAACGTATTGCTCGCTGTATTATTGGTGACCGTCTGCTGGACACTGTCGTTCACCAACGTTACGTCGCCCGTGATATCGGCAGCATTATTCTCTGCTACGGTCTCGGTACTGCTGGACTTGATGTCGCGGTCAACGTACAGATTCACGGTCTGACCATCGGCTGTTTTGCTGGTGTAGTGGTTGTAGTTAACGTTGTTAACCACTTCACTACCAACCAGCGTCCAGCTCCCACTCAGCGTCAGAGTATCGCTGGTAGAGCCCTTCACGTACAACGTGTTGTTCTCATCAGTGATATCCGCCACGTTTTGTGCAGAAATCAGCAGGTTGTCCACATCAGTGTCGTTCAGCAGATCGATCTCTTCGATGTTGCTGACCTTGCTGGCAATATCACTGACCGTCAGCGTGCCTGTACCGTTCCAGGAGAGCGTATCAAACCCATCTCCCCCGTCGATGCTGGTGAAGCTGGTGTCGCTCACGCTGAAGGTATCACCGTTGTCGGTACCCACAACTTCAGCGGCTGAAGTGACGGTATAGTCAGCCCCATCTGCACTGTCATCACAGGCAACCGTAGACAGCGAAACCCCACTCTGAACATAGAGATTCACAATACTGCCATCGTCAGCCTTCGCGGTGTAGTGGGTATAGCTGATGCTGTCCACTATCACCGTACCGGCGTTGATCCAGGTTCCCGTCATCGTGACCGTATCACCGGAAGAACCCTTGATATACAGTGTGTTACTGTCGTCAGTGACATCCTCAACACTCTGCGCATCAACCACGACATTGCCTGCTTTACCATCTGACAACAGATCGATCGCTTCGATATTGCTGACCTTACTGGCTACGTCGCTCAGCACCAGATTGCTGCTGCCGTGCCATGCCAGCGTATCGCTGCCGTCGGCACCATCCACGGCGGCGAAATCAGTGTCATAGACGGCAAAGACATCATTGGCTTCTGTGCCATGGAAGTTAAGTGCTCCACCGTTGCTGCCATCGACCTCGACCCCCAGATTAATGGTCAGCGTCGCGTTAACCACTTCACCATTGGCACCTTTCAGTGCGTAGGTAAACACGTCCTGCGAACCAGCCGGAATCTCCGAAGTATTTGGCGTGTAGGTGTACGAGCCATTGTTGTAGACCACCAACGTGCCGTACTGACCGACAATTTTTACCCCACTCTCAGTGATAAAGGCGTAGCTGCTGTCAACATTCGTATCGGCAGTGTTGTCGCCTGCTTTTACATAAAGTTGGGTGTAGACGGAGCTCAGTTTATCCACGCTACCGTCAGCACCTTCATCAGTCAGCAGGTTACCTTTGGCGACATGGTTGGCAGTGATGTCGTAATCCGTGGTGCTGACCACCTCTGCACTCATATTGAGAGTAACCGTATTGGTCGCGCCAGTGGTGGTCACGGCAATACGATAGGTTCCTGCATCCAAATCAAGCGTGGACAGGTCCACGTTAAGGATGACCTCTGAGTTATGCGTTCCAGCCGCAACAACCTGGGTATACTCCTGTACGGTTGACCACGTACCATCCTCGTTCAGGATCTGGACATCATAGGTGATGTTCATTGCCGTCGAGAAATTTTCATTCCAGATCAGGAAGTTTGCGTTCGTTGTCAGCGTCAGTGAGCCTGTTACCAGATCGTCTGCGGAATTCACCGTGAACGATTGACTATAGGTCTCCGTGCCGCTGTTGACCGTAGCAGATCCACTGACGCTGGTTGAATGATAAGTCACCGTCACGCTGGCATCGGCCTCGTTACTGGACGCAATATCCGTAATGGCGTTAGCACTCGGGTCGGTAGCATCCCAGCTCAGATCCAGGGCATCATTGGTGGTGCCAATCTGCACATGCAGCGTCGCTGATGAGGTTGCACCCGTTGACGAATCGGTAATGGTGTAAGTGAAGTTATCCACCTTACCAATACTGTCCATCGCGACGTTTGGCACATACTCATAGCTGCCATCGGCATTAATGGTCAACGTACCATACTGACCGACCAGCGTAGCTTTGGTCGTGGTGCTATCCAGCGTCACCGTTGTTACGGTGCCGTCACTGTTGGTCATGCTCACCGAAGTAACAGAGGTATAAGCACTGTGTGGGATGCTGTCAGTACCATAAACACTGTCAGCATCGGACATCACGTTACCTGTCGCCGTGGTGTAATCGGTTACGGTGCCTTCATCTGCCAGGGTATAGACCGTCTTGCTTGCTTCGAGGTTAAAGCTCACCCCAATATGCGCACCAGAAGTGCTATATACCAGCTGGTAAGTACCCGCCGTCAGTCCTGACAGTGTCAGGGTAGAAGTGGTCGCCCCCAAACCGAACATACCGAACAGGTTTGAGCTGTCATCCTGGGAAACATTCACCCATTGACCAGTAGAGGAGTCGTATTTCTGCAGAATCAGTGAAGAGCTGCTGGCCAGATCGACAAACGCTGATGACGTTGCCTTAACCTGCAGATCAATAACCGAGCCGTCCTTAACAACAATCGGATCGCTGTTGATAGTATGACCGAATGAGATGAGGCCTCCATCACTGATCAACGTGCCCAAATCAGCTTGTTCATCAACAGGATAGGTAAAGCCAACCGCTGCACCAGAGCTAACATTGTCTGTCGCCGTCAGTTCCATAGTTTCAACATTCAGGTCAAGCACATCAGACGGTTCGCTGCTGTTGCCAGCGGCGTCAGAGACCGTGAAAGTAATTTCATGGCTGCCGTCATACAGTCCGGTTTCGTCGGTGTAACTCCAGTTACCATCCTTATCCACGATGGTATGACCTACAGCTTCCCCTTTGTCATAAATCGTCACGGTTGCGCCCGGTTCCAGATCGCTACCGCTGAAGGTCAGATGGCTGTCGTTCTGGGTGTCAGCAATATCAACAACCGCACCGGTTTCATCAGTGATAACAACAGCACTGATATCCACACCTTCAGGCGCAACTGAGTCTACGGTCCAGCTGACCGGATCTGACTGACCACTGCTGTTGCCTGCGCCATCAATCACTTCATAAGTGAAGCTATGGTCGCCTTCACTCAGCGCAGTTTCCGGCGTGAATGACCAGCTACCATCTTCAGCCACGGTGGCTTCGCCCAGTACGGTATCGCCATCACGGACAATAATCCTGTCGCCCGCTTCCTGACCTTCAGCGCTGAACGTTGGGGTACTGTCGGAGATTGGCGTTCCTGCAGCAAACGCTTCCCCGTTGTCGTTACTCAGAACCACATCTGACGGATCCAGCGAGTCTGGTGCAATGGTATCCACCACGACATCGAGGGAGTCACTACCCGTGTTGTTTTCCGGATCGGTCACGGTCACAGTCAGCTTATGGTCGCCTTCGCCCAGAGCCGTTTCTGGCGTAAAGGTCCAGCTGCCGTCAGCGCCCACGGTCACGGTACCCAGTACGGTATCACCGTCAGAAATCACCACTGTCGAACCGGCATCCAGATCCTTCCCGCTAAAGGTTGGCGTACTGTCGTTGGTCATATCACCGTCGACAAGCACATTGCCGTTATCATCGGTAATAATCACGCCAGTATTGATCCCTTTAGCCGCAGAGATGGTCAGATCGAGCGCGTCGGACTGACCGCTGCTGTTGCCAACCTCATCGGTGACTTCAAAGGTAAAGGAGTGATCGCCATCTTCCAGTTTTTCTTCCGGAGTGAAGGACCAGTTTCCGTCTTCATCTACTGTGGTTTCGCCAAGGATTTGGTCACCATCACGAATGATGACGGTTGCGCCGGCTTCCTGGCCTTCGCCACTGAAGGTTGGCGTGCTGTCAGCAGTAATGCCCTCTGCACCAATAGCTTCGCCTGTTTTGTCGTTAACAATAACGACTGAGGCAATATCGATGCCTTCTGGCGGTATGGTATCAACGGTGAAGGAAACGTTACCGCTCTGGGTATTACCTTCAGCATCGGACACAGCAATAGTAAGTGTGTGCTCACTATCAGAAAGGGCTTCAGTTGGAGTGAAGCTCCAGTTACCGTTTTCATCTGCAGTGACCTCGCCCAGCACATTATCACCCTCACTGATGGTGATTTTGGTACCCGACTTAAAATCGCTGCCTTTAAGGGTTGGCGTACTGTCGTTGGTGAAATCGCCATCATTGATCTCATTGCCAGCGTCGTCAGTCATCACCACGGTAGGTGTACGGGTGTCCACCACAATATTCACGGTGTCATTGGTGTGGTTGCCGTTGGCGTCGGTACCCTCCGCGGTAATTTCATGGCTGCCATCCGCCAGCGGTTCGTCAGGGGTGAAGGTCCAGTTGCCGTCTTCATCCACGGTCACTTCGCCGATCACTTTATCACCGTCGCTGATGGTCACGGTGGAATCAGGCTCCATGCCGCCGCCGCCAATCGTCGGGGTGTTGTCGCTGGTGGTGTCACCATCATTGATCGGGTTGCCCGCCTCATCGGTCATGCCCGGCGTGCTGGCTTCGGTGTCGATCACGATGTTCACCGTGTCGTTCACGCCGTTGCCGTTGACGTCGGTGCCGTCGATGACCAGCGCGTGGTCGCCGTCGGCCAGCGGTTCGTCAGGAGTGAAGGTCCAGTTACCGTCTTTATCCACGGTCGCTTCGCCCAGCACGTTGTCGCCGTCGCTGATGGTCACGGTGGAATCAGGTTCCATACCGCCACCGCCAATCGTCGGGGTGCTGTCGCTGGTGGTATCGCCGTCAGCAATCGGGTTGCCCGCGTCGTCGGTGAGCACCGGCTCGGTGGCCGAAGTGTCTACCACAATGTTCACCGTGCTGCTGGTGTCAATACCTTCTGCATTGGTGCCATCCACGGTAATGGAATGGCTGCCATCTGCCAGCGGTTCATCCGGTGTGAAGCTCCAGCTGCCGTCATCGCCCACGACTACTTCACCAATCACATCGTCGCCATCGGTGATGGTCACGGTAGAACCAGGCTCCATGCCGTCGCCGCCAAAGGTTGGCGTGCTGTCGCTGGTGGTACTGCCATCGACGATCGCATTGCCACTATCGTCGGTCAGCACTGGCGCGTTGGTGTCCACAGTAATATTGACAGTATCACTGGTGCCGTTGCCGTCCGCATTGGTCCCGTCAATAGTGATGGTATGGTCGCCATTTTCCAGCGGCTCATCCGGCGTGAAGCTCCAGCTGCCGTCGTCGCCCACGGTCACTTCGCCAATCACGGTGTCGCCATCGGTAATGGTCACGGTTGAGCCAGGCTCCATACCGTCGCCGCCAAAGGTTGGCGTGCTGTCGCTGGTGGTGGTGCCATCGGCGATCGCATTGCCATTATCGTCGGTCAGCACCGGAGCGGTAGCTTCAGTGTCCACCACAATGTTGACAGTATCAGTGGTACCGTTGCCGTCCGCGTTAGTGCCATCGATAGTGATCGCATGCTCGCCGTCCGCCAGCGGTTCATCCGGCGTGAAGCTCCAGCTGCCATCGTCGCCCACGGTCACTTCGCCGATCACTTTGTCGCCGTCGCTGATGGTCACGGTTGAGCCAGGCTCCATACCGTCACCGCCGAAGGTCGGTGTGTTGCCGCTGGTGGTACCGCCATCTTCGATCACGTTACCCGCGTCATCGGTCAGCACCGGAGTGGTGGCTTCAGTGTCCACCACGATGTTGACAGTATCACTGGTGCTGTTGCCGTCTGCGTTAGTGCCATCAATGGTGATCGCATGCTCGCCGTCCGCCAGAGGTTGATCCGGCGTGAAGCTCCAGCTGCCGTCGTCGCCCACGGTCGCTTCACCGATCGCTTTATCCCCGTCGGTGATGGTCACGGTGGAACCTGGCTTCATACCTTCGCCGCCAAAGGTCGGCGTGCTGTCGCTGGTGGTCGCGCCATCTTCGAGCGCGTTACCTGCGTCATCGGTCAGCACCGGAGTGGTGGCTTCAGTGTCCACCACAATATTGACAGTATTACTGGTGCCGTTTCCGTCTGCGTTAGTGCCATCAATAGTGATCGCATGCTCACCGTCCGCCAGAGGTTGATCCGGCGTGAAGCTCCAGCTGCCGTCGTCGCCCACGGTCGCT